TTGGCGCTGTTCTTCGAGGCTCGCTCCGAGCCGGTCGAGGCTCAGCTGGCCATCGCAGAAGTCATCATCAATCGCGCCGAGGACAGTCGCTGGCCAGACACAATCTGCGGAGTGGTCCGCCAAGGCGAAGAGCGTCGCCACAAGTGTCAATTCTCATTCATGTGCGATGGCAAGCCGGAGCGTCCGGACGACAACGTGATCGAGCAGCGCGCTTGGGACCATGCCCACGAGCTGGCAGACCAGATCCTTTCTGACCCGTCCATCCTTGCCGGAATGCCATCCGACCACTACGTTCGCACAGACGTGCAAAGGGTCTGGATGAATGACCTGTTCTACGTCGACACGATCGGCTCCCACACATTCCTGACGAGTAAAGAATGATGACCCGCATAAATGTGATACTGCCCAGCCAACTCACCAGTCCGCACCTCGTCGCCGAATATCGAGAGTTGCCGCGCGCATTCGGCCTTGCCAAGCGCGCTCACGAACGAGGATGGACGCCGGACAAGGCTCCGCAAAGCTACCTTCTCGGCACTGGCCACGTCACATTCTTCTACGACAAGCTGGCATGGTGCGCAAGGCGTCACGTAGAATTGGTCAGGGAAATGGAAGCAAGAGGATACCTTCCACTGATGAGGGTCGATCCACAAAGGCAACAGCTGACCAGCCCTGCGAGCCTGTGGGGGGATTGGACACCTACGCCGGACGCTGTCAGGCTGAATATGGCAAGGCTCCGAGAGCGTGATCCAGAAAATTACGCCTGATCTCAATAAAAACACTTTTCTTTCTGTGTCTGATCAGGCATAAGCTCTGTATCGGGCCGCGAGGCCCACCAACCCGAGGAGATACGACGATGAACTATCAAGCCAAAACTGCCCAAGCAACATTCGCAACCGAAGCCAAAGCTCGCGCATTTGCCAAGAAGGTCGGCGAGGGCGAAGTCGACGGATGCGTTTTCAAAGTTTGTCGGTCCATGACCTTTGGCTTCGTCACAACCGACATGTGCAATTGGGCCAAGAGCTGCGGCGCGGTCGAGACTTCCGAATTCTGAATTCTGAATTCAACCACCGGAGCTAATGCTCCGGCAACCACCAAGGAGAGGAACACATCATGAACGCAATCGACACGACCATCACAATCGCAGAGCGCACAAGGCTGACCATAGGCGGGATCGACCGCCTGACAGGCATCATCATCGGGGAAACCAAGAGCCGGTCCTCCAGCAAGGAAGCGGCTGTCAAGTTCTTCGCTCGTGCCGCAAGCTCAAAAGGCATCGAGATTGAGCACCTCTCAGGCGTCATCTTTGCCGAAGATCAGGAAACTGCAGAAATGAACCTCAGCAACGCAATGAATCCATCACCACCGGCTCTTGAGCCTGATAGTGCAACCGGCTCCGGTCGCCGCTCTTGCTTCAAGAACCAGCAGCTCTGGGCAAAGTGCGACAATCCGCGCGCCAAAGAGACCCGCGCATGGCACTCGATGAACATCATCATCGACAATGCTGGGATCACATTCGAGCAATTCAAGGCAAAAGGTGGCAACACGCGTGACCTTCTGCACGACTTCCGCCGCGACCGCATCACGATCAAGCCGGTAGAATGACCAACAAAGAGCTGGAGGCACCAGGTTCCAGTTATTCTGGGATTCCGGCTTCTAGCTCGTTTAATCCCCTATTCTTCTTCCTGTCTTTAAGAGAGAGGAGGAGGAGAATTAAATAGAGAGAGTTTGGGAAACCGGCGAAAAAATGGAACTTGGAGCCTAGGAGGCAAAGATGAGAATCACCAAGAAGAAAGAGCGTGCCACCGTGCACACCAGAGCCACACCGAAGATGCTTGCTGTGTTGCCGATGATTGAGGGTCAGAGGACTTGGCTCACCGGCGGAGGCCTTTCGATTGCGGCGACGCAACACAACTTCTCGATCTTGCGGGAGGCATTCGGGACCATCGAGATTGATGGTGGTGAGACCAAGGAGGTGTTAGACGCCTTCGACCAACCCAGCGAATATTCATTTAAGACCAAGCCATATCCGCACCAGATCGAGGCTCTGAAGCGGATGGAGGACAGGGCCGCGTTCGCGCTATTCATGGAACAAGGAACTGGCAAGACCAAGGTCGCGATCGACCGAGCCGGTGATCTTTGGTCCCGAGGTCTTATCACTGGCGTTCTGGTCGTCGCAAAGAAAGGCGTCCACCGGCAATGGATCGAGAGTGAGGTTCCGGCACACTTCGGAGGCGAATGGCATGGAGAGTTCTGGCCATGCCGCAAGATGCGCCTTCCAGACAGCGTCCGGACCGTTGGAGCGTTGAAGTTCTTCTCGATCAACTTCGACGGTGCCAAGACGTCCAAGGGTAAGGAGGCTTGTCTGGAGTTCGTCTACCACCACAAGGGTCGCGTTCTGATCGTCGCCGACGAGACGCAAGAGATAAAGAGCCACCGCTCGCATCGCCACAAGGCTCTTGAAGAGATCAAGAAGGCATCCTGCTCGCCATACCGCTTGGCGCTGACTGGAACTCCGATAGCCAAAGACCTTACAGACGAATGGTCGCAGCTGCGCTGGGTCAATGAGGACATCCTCGGCATCCGCTACATCAGCGCCTTCCGCAACGAGTATTGTATAATGGGTGGCTTCGAAGGGCGGGTTGTAATCGGACACCGCAATGTCGAGCGGTTCAAGGAGAAGGTTGATCCGCACAGCTTCAGAGCGACTAAGGACCAGCTCGGGATCCTGCCCAAAGGCTACAAGCGATGGACCTTCGACCTGCACCCAAAGCAGAAGGAGGCCATCAAGAACATCCGCAAGGAGCTTGAGCACCAGATTGACACTGGCGAGATTATTTCCGCCGCCAATGCTGCTGTGGCGATGACCAAGATCCAGCAGGCCTCAAATGGCTTCATGATCGACGAGGATGGCGAGGTGCACACGCTCCTCCCGCCCGACAAGAACCCGCGCCTGTTGGCATTGATGGAATATCTCGAGGCCTACCAAGGCAAGACAATCATCTGGGCAAGGTTCCGGCGGGACATCGCAATGATCGCCAACGCGCTGGACGAGGCTGGGATCACATTCGTCGAATACCATGGCGGGACCAGCGACAACGAACGTGCCGAAGGCGTCAAGAGCTTCTTGGACCTTGGTGGTGCGCGTGTGTTCTTGTCCAATCCGCAAGCAGGCGGAACCGGCCTGAACCTGCAAGGCCTCTGCTCTCAGGCCATCTACTATTCCAACAGCTACAACGCTGTGGATCGCTGGCAAAGCGAGGACCGCATCCATCGGATCGGAACTACCGGCTCGGTCGTGTACACCGACCTTGTCGCAAAGGGATCGATAGACGCCGCAATACTGACCAACCTCAGCCGCAAGAAAGGCATTAGTGAGCTGGCCTTGGGCGACATAAAGAAAATGCTGGAGGAGATGTGATGAACCTATCACCGATGGAGAAGGCAATTTACGATGCGATGTTGATGGACAGATCTAAGCTCTGGACGATCGATGAAATAGCATCCGTGGCCTACAAACAAAAAGAGCGCCCTGTACACTGGTACGGGACGCTCGCAGCCACCATGAGGATCTTGATTCTCAAGTCTCGGCTGTTGCAGATCAAGATCGTCAGGACCAGCCAGCTAGGCAGAGGAGGCAAGGCGGAATACGCTTGCGAAACTGGCCTCGGAGTCGAGAGTGTCTGACCTTCCGGAGAAGCCTACAGGGAATTCGCTTTCTACAAACGAGCGGCTGGCAGGCTGGTTGCAGGGGTTGGCATTCGAGCTTATTGCTAACGGTTCCTCAGGGATGGCCAAGACTGTGGCTCTTGCCCAGTTCCGCGCCACAGGGATCGAGCCGACGGAAGATCAGCTCAAGCAAGTCGAGCTTGAAATGAGGAAGAAGGGCGAAGAGTTCGCAAAAACAATAATGGAGATTCAAGATGACGACCAATTCCAATCCGATGACAGACAACAAGGCGACAGCAGAGCAGGCAATCAGGAGGATCATCCACATCTGCGAGGCGAGGAAGACCATCGGAATCGCGAAGAATGATCACGGCTCTGCGCAACACAACGAAGAGGTCAAGTGCCTAGCCGAAATTGCTCTGCGAGGCCTATTGGCATAGTCCGGCGCGGATCTCGTTGTGGGCTATGACTGACCTGAGAAGCTGCTCGTCGTGCGCGAGCAGCCACTCGATCGTCTGGTCTGAGTCGATGTAGATCGTCCGCGTCCAGTCGCAATCAGTCGTCAGCCTTGTTCCGCACCCAGCGAGAAGCGCGCTCCCGCAAAGCAGCATCGCCAAGGTTGTCAATTTCTTCACGCACACCATTCGACCTCCGCATCCTTTGGTTCGAGGCTCTTGCAGCCTCCGCAGCAATGCGCTCTTCTGCAATTCGCATCCAGTGGAACCGGAGACCGAGGAGGCCTAGCGCAACGCCAAGAAGGATCAGGGCATAGATCCTAAGCTTATTCATCATCGTCCAGAACTCCTCGGCCTCTTCGATTTGCTTATCGGCGCTGAGCAGGCTGAGATACACCAACCCGACATCGATCAATTTAGCGCGCCCCAGCCATGAAGTCTTTCAGCCGATTGCGGAAGAACCACAACCCGAAAGCAACAAGCAAGAAGCCTCCGACCAGCGCGATGATCTGAGCTTGGCCGTCCAGAGCTGCAACAGCAGTTCCGATGCCAGTCGCGCCAGTCAGTATCTGGGTGGTAGATGCTTGGGCTGTCTTGGTCGCCGCAACTGATTGACGTGCGCCCTTTGCGCGTCGGATCGCCAAGAGGCGCGATGCAGGATAGGGTGCGATGCTGACCTTGTTGCCTTGGTTGCCGCCAAGGACCATGACCATCCCGTTCTCGACACCGGCGAAGAATCCGACATGACCGTGAGCTGGATTTGGAGGGCGCTTAAAAACAACCACATCGCCGTGTTGTGCTTCGGCAAGGCTTGCGACAGGATCTCCCCAATTGGCGTAGGACCGAGCATTGAGCTTACCAGTGTGAGGAAGACCGAGCTGGGCAAGGACGGCCCCAACGAAGGATGCGCACCAAGGCGTCTCGTCGTCCTTGACCCATCCGTGCCCGACAGCCTTCGCGAAGCCGACGACAGTTTCGTTTTGGCGAGCGCCTGGATATTCCTTGAGCCCAAGATAGCCTTCTGCTGCGCTGAAAATTGCTTCATTCATTTCATCCGCCATTCTGTTTAAAAGTGTACGTTATGCCAGCCGCCAGAACGATCCAGAAGATGCGCTCTGCGAAGCGCAAGGCCTGTCCATTGTTCCCTGAGTTCTGCTCGACAGCAGTGATCCGGTCGTTGTGCTTCTTGATCGCCTCTTCGAAGCTGTCGATCCGCTTGAAGACCGTCACCAGCCTCTCTTCGACGCGTGCCAGCACAACGATCGCTTTGCGGATTTCCTTGAGCTCGGTCTCGATGCTCGCTAATCTTGTGTCTTCGGTCATTGCCGCCCCTCAGTATTGCGTGCCTCGATCTCATCCATGACTTTGAACAAGACCTCGAAGGCTCGTCTTGCACCGTCGGCGATGTGCGGAATCTCCCGCAACTTCTTTACGAACAGCTCTGCTTCTTGGGGCTGGTCGAATTGTATGTGGGCCGCTGGAAGGTCGACTCCGCGTAAACGCATTGCCTTCTCGATGACCTGTCCGCCGCGCCGGTGAGCGCCGATTGTCAGGTAGGCTCCGCCGAAGATGGCCGATATCCCAGTGAGGGTCGCAGCGTAGACTGCTGCCGCCTTCGAGGGATTGGCCACCACCGGCAAGAGCGCCAGAAGGTCGTTGGCGAGCCGGTCGGCACGCCGAATGTGTGGCGGAAGGTATGGGTCCATGGCGAGCTGGATCGTCATGTGGGCGTGCAACCAGTCTGCCCATTCTTGTGCGGTGATGGAGCCGTCCACCATGCGCTTAGCGAGAGGATGGCCCTCCGCCTTGTGGTGCAGATCACGTGTTGCTTCCCAGAGCGGACCCATCAGATTACCTCAAATTCTTCGCGTTGATTGGCGACGTAGTGGAGAGAAACCACGAGCTCGTCACCGGAGTTCACTCGAACATAGAGCATGTCCTGACTCTTCAAGATGGCCTTACCAACCGGAAGGCGGAACTTTGTTCCAGCAGAAACTTCGAGGCTGTCGACAAGAATCACTTCCTCACTCTCGTCGAAGTTAAGCACCTTGATCGAGACGTTCGCGTTACCTCCAGCAAATGACATCGCTGTCGTGATGTAACGAGACTCAACTTCACGAACGTTCTGCGGATCGATCTTGTCTTCCACCAGATAAGTCGGAGGCTGGGTGACGTAAGTCCATCCGCCCAAGACCTTCGCTGATGTTGAGCGGTAGACCCGCTCGAAGAGATTGAGCGGAGGTCTATTTGTTCTAATTTCCCTGCGGAACAAGTCTGACCCGAACATCGCGTGTCCAGATGATAGCATGGTCCCGTCGGAGTAGATTATCTTGCGGATCGAGCCTTGGCCAGATATTCTCGCCCCTGCCGCTGACAGATACCCGTCTGCTCTGTTCACGACCAAGAACTGCCCGAGACCTTCGATCTGCTGACCAGCGGCTTCCAGAGAGCCGTCCGCGTAGACCACGTTCGGCGATGCTGTCAGCCCCTGAAAGCCGTGACCGGCCGACACGAGTATTCCGTCAGCGTAGATTACGAGCTGCTCGGCCGGACTCGGCGCTCCGAGAGGCGCGTCTGCGATGGGGCTGAAGCCTAGCATTGATTATGCCTCCGGTTTGGTCGGCCAAGTGATGCTCCACGGGAAGCCCGCTTGGTCTGTGACGTCGCGCAACGACTGGCGGTATGCGGCCCACTCTGGAGTCATCGTGTTGTCGCTCAAGGCCATCCAGTCAGTCTGCTGCAGGAGGTAGTCCCGCTGCGATCGGACAGATTGCCCCTCGTTGTCGGTGCGCTGCGCGATCTCTTCGGGCGTTGCGTCTGTCACGTCCCAGACCTGTGTCCACGCTCCGTCGGTCAGGACAGCCGTTCCCTCGTTGACGTTCTTCGTGTAATCCACCTCCGGACGCGGTGTCAGCGTCAGCGGGAATACATCCCAGTCCGCCAGAAGCGCGTCGCTGGGACGCTTCGGGAAGGACGTGTTCGGGTTGTCACGACGCAGTTGCCCGATTGAGTAATTCTCAGGCTGGCCGTTTGTGATCTTTACGTAGGACATTCAAAGCTCCGTTTTTGGTAGGGACATAAATTCAGGTTTGGCGATGCTCTCGACACCGAACATCCGCTGTGTAACTTCTGTCGCACAGTGCTCGTATTTTATAGCCATCTGGTCAAGAAAATCTTCAAGGTCCGCCGCTGTGGGGCGCGCGCCGTTGTTGATGCGCTCGTCGGTCGCGGCGATGTATCCGGTGACTTCCCGCAAGGCGATCTGGATATGAACCCCGAACTGCTGAAGGTATTCAATCGACGCCTCCTTGCCCCGACCCAACTCTACCAAGTTGCGGTAGAGAAGTTCAAATCCGCGCCGGACGTGAAACTTGTTCTCGTGGCGCTCGAAGTCTTCCTCGGTCCAGTCTTCAATGCCGTGAGTTGCGACAAGGTTGTCATAGGCGGCGATCAGGACCGCGATGTCTTTGACCGCACCGGAGATGTGGTTCTCCATCTGCTGTATCTGGAATGCCTTCTGCCGCTGCTTGGCCTCATGCAGTGCCTCGGAACAGTCCGGATCAGGCTCTTTCTCGGTAAGCTCGACGTAGCTGACTTGCGCTTCGGACAGCGCCGCTTGGCGCTTGGCGATCTCCGCGAGAACCTGACGCACCTGCCGGTGTGGCGCTTGGCCCGTGAGCATCGTGAGGCTCATCAGGCTGGTGGTCGTCTGGCTGTTGCTGCGCCCGAAGGACTGCGTCTTGGCTACCATCTCAGGGAGGCGCGCAGATGCCAGCTCAACCGCCTTGGCGGGAGCGAGTGACGCGAAGTTGCTCTGTGTGGTTGTGATTTCGTTGCTCATTTTATCCACCTGATGTTGCCGATAACTCATATCGCCCGACCGTTAAGTCTCCGAAATCGAAAGCATTTGCGATCGATGCTATGGTCAAATAGTCCATTGCGTTAGATGCCCCATATCCAGTATATCCGCCACCATATACCCCCCTTGAGCCATCGCTTGTGCCTGCCAATTTTTCTCTTGCCGCCACCAAATTGTTAAATCCAAGTGCATTGCCCAGAGTGGCAATCGTGATGAAGCGTATACCTCTGGTCACACTAGGTCCACCGCCCGCAAAGACACCTCTTGTGCCGTTTGATGCTGCACCAACGCCTTGTGTCGAATCGTATAGATCACCAAAATCTGTAGCGCTGCCCGTGGTGGCGATGGTGATGTAGTCCATAACATTGCTCCCGCCACCGCCTCCAGCAAACACCCCCCTTGTTTCGCTACCTACGGCGCAAAGGTAGTATCTAGCAACAGTCAAACTACCGAAGGGAGTTGCATCACCTTTACTCGCTATGGCGATGTAGTCTATAGTGCTCGATAAGCCGATTCCACTAGCAAGCCCGCCAGCAAAAACACCTCTTGAACTGTCCGATGTTGCAGCACCATAGGACCTAGCCAGAGACAAGTTACCAAAGTCTGAAGCATTACTCGTTACGGCAATGGTGATATATTCTATGGTATTGCTTATAGATGAATCACCAGCAAACACGCCCCTATGGCCGTTTGAAGTTCCCATCGATAAACCTAGATTGATTGTGTCGCCGAATGAAGCTGCGTTGCCAGTTGTCGCTATAGTGACGTAGTCAATGGTTCTTGTTCCGGTTCCCGGCGTTCTTCCTCCAGCGAACACGCCCCTCGGCCCGAACAATGTGCCGACAACACCACCAGCCCCACCAGCACCTATCGCCTTGCCCCACAACATTACGAACCATCCCCGACGAGTGCGCCGTACAGCACAGTTGATACTTTCCACAGTGCAATAACCGTAGGAACATCAGTGGCAAGCGTAGGAGCAGCGCCAGCGTTGTTGACCCACGTCATCGTAGGCCATGTGACCGCGAACCCAGTACCGTCGTCGATCATGAGCGTGATGCCCTGACCGGCGGAGAACCCGTCGGTGTATGTGGTGGCTCCCGTCAGGGTGTGCGTCTGCACAGAGCCGTTGTCCGGCTCGAGCGCAACACTCGTGCCGGTGATCGCGTACACGTCCTCGGTGATCGTGCCACTGGTCACGACAGGGCTCGTACGTCCGAAGTTGGCTAGGTCGCGTGCGTTGGTCATGTCGTACTCCGAGGCTGCAGAACTGCGATTTCGTTGTTCATCTTATCCACCTGATGTTGCTGCCAGATCGCTTCTGCGCAAAGTTAAATCACCGAAGTCGGTGGCATTGCCCAGCGTTGCGATAGTAATGTAGTCAATAGTGGTAAGCCTAATGCTAGTAACCCCCCCACCGAACACACCTCTGGGGCCGTCACTTGTTGCGGTTAGTATCTGTCTAGCTTGGGTCAAATCACCAAAGTCAGCGGC